CTGATAGTTCGCCTGGACCGATCCCGGCCCGCGGACCACCTCACCGGTCTTCACCATCTTCCGCGTGGTGGGCGATCGGATCGTTTTGATCGGGACGAACGACTGCTCCACCTGGATTCCCTCGGAGATCGTCTCGAGCCAGATATCCGGAGCCACCGCGGTCCCCCACGTGGATTCTTTTCCTAGTCCGAGTGCGCGTGACATTTGCTATCCCTCCTCGGGGATCACAGGGAACCCCTCACGTAGTAGTAGGAGACCTCGACCACCGCGGAGAACCGGTGGACTTCATTTTTCAATCGTGGCGAGCCCTCGTCCTCGTCCCACCCCGAGACGATCGCGTGCTGGACTTTGTTCCCGGAGGTGAGCGCGGTCTTCAGGTTACTCGTGGGCCGCCCCACCGCGTTCCGGAGATCATCGAGGAGGGACTCGAGGGCCGCGCCACTCTCGTCCCCGCGGATCAGGCCCACCACGGTGAACCGCTGCGTGGCGTTGGCCATACGAGCCCCGAAGGTGGCGGGATCGTCCTCACCGTCCGCGAGCCCCTCGATCACGAGCGCGGGGAGTGCGAGCGCGGTGGCGTCCTCGGGATCCGTCGCCACGTCCCCGATCGTGTTCTCGAACCCGTTGGCCACGGTGATCGATTCGCAGTCCGCCACGAGCGCGTCCTTCAGGCTTTTCGTTACCGCCACCGGATCCTCCCGATCCCTCGTAACTTCCGCTGGACTCGAGCCCGGGTCTTCTCCACCGCGGGCCGGATGATCTGCCGCCGCGGCATCCCGCCTATCCCCTTATCGTGAAACCGGAGATAGAAGGCGCGGCCGCTTTGCCACCTCGAGCCGGACCCGGCGATCTCCCCCGAGGGCCCGATGAACGCGCCCCACGATCCGGTGGCCGCGTTGCGGCCCGGGACGATCCGTGGTTTCCGTCCTCGCGCCACCCCTTTGAATAGGCGAACACGTAGGTTTCGCTTCCCGCGGCCGGTGAAGGTTCCGAGGCGCTTCCCGCCGCCGGATCTCTTCCGCGTCCGGGGGTTCGTGAGCCGTCCCGCGAACTCCGCCCGCTCCGCCGCCAGGACGATCCGGGCCGCTTCCTTCACCTTCCGCTTGCTACGGTCGCGGAGATTCCGCACCCATCGGCGGGCGCGATTGCGGTGGGCGGTGAACCCCACCATCCGGATCCCGGCACTCACGCGGCCCGCCTCGAGGCGAAAGCCATTCCGGCGCCGTTGCGATCTTTTCCGGGGTGCCGGCAGCTGTGCACTTTCGCTCTCACGCGAGCCCCCAGTCGTAGCGCCACGGAGCCGCGATCCGATCGAGGAACCGGTCCCACATTTCAGGACTCGAGGGATCCACCGTCACCTCGCCGTGGGTTTTGCTCTGGAGTCCGTGGACGGATCTCGAGTTGAACGCCGCCACACAGGCCGCGGTGGCTTGCCCGGCGAGTGTCTCCGGGACCGTGGTATAGCCCGCCACGTAGATCACCTTCACGTTGCGGCGGCCCACCGGGAAGGTCTCGCCGATCAGTTCGATCCCGGCCGGGCCGTCCACATTCTCCGAGGCGAGCCCGCGCTCGAGCCGCCGGTACGCCTCGATCGCGGTGGCGCTTTCCGATCGGGCGCCGCCGCCTCCGTCCGAGTAGGCGATCGTCTCCACCGAGGTCACGGAGATCATAGGTCCCTGGCGGAGGTAGAGGATCGCCTCGCCGTTGCCGTGGTGGTACTCCGTGAAGGTCTCATCGTTGATCAGGCGGCCCATCCGGTGCTGGAGATCCGCGGAGACCTCGGAGACGATCTCGCCTATCTCCGTGTCCCACGTCGATCCGAATCCCGGATCCATTCTCCGCTTCACGCGGTCCACCGTGGTGAGGAGTCGGCTCGAGAGTGCGAGCCCCGGCTCCACGCTCTGAACCGCGTAGTCCGCCACCTGGCCGTCCGAGGTGGGGACCGCGGGGTTCGTGACCTCGAGGTTCCACACCCCGGTGGTGTTCGGCGTGAACGTGAGGAGATACCACCCGGTGGATCCGATCTCCGCGATCGTGACGGAGATCGCGCTCGAGGCCGCGGCCGCGTCCGTGAGCGCGGTGGTGATCGCGCCCGCCTGTCCCGTGAGGAGGACCCCGGCGAGGTCTCGCACCGCGTGGCGCACGGATACGGCGGTGTTATTCGCTACCTGATAACTCATCTAGTCCTCGGGGGTTTTGCGCCCTCCGCCCACCGTCCCGGCGGCGGTCTCGAGTTCGGACCCGGCGGCGGTCTCCGCGTCCTCGGGAGCCTCCTCGAGGTAGCCCGTAGCCACGAGCCGCGCCCGCGCCCGGTGATCGTCAAACTCGACCACCGCGCCCTTCTTCCGGCGCTTCCCGTCCAGGAAACATTGTTTCAGCACCTTCACCTTCACGCTGGACTCCTGCTGGCCCCGGGGCCCGGGGGATCCCCCGAGCCCCGGCGGCCGGGGTTAGAGGGACTCCCCGTACTGTAGGGGAGTGGTTCCTGCGTCGATCAGGTCCGCGTCCATCCGGAGGTAGGCGAGGAAGCCCACCTGAAGATATTCCGCGTACCGCTCCTCCAGCCGTAGGAGGATCATGTTCTGAACCACGCGCCGCTTGTAGCGGCTGAAGTCCCCGAACAGAATCGATTCGTTGTTGGTGGTCCCGTGGGCGGGCATCTCGTCCTCGATCGCGTAGGGCCTTCCGAGGATCGTGGCGGGCTCCGCGCCCGCGACACCCGCGTTCCAGATCGGGTTGGACTGATCGTCCTTCAGCTTCCGGAGAAGCTTCAGCGTGGCGTCCGCCATGAGCCAGTGGCCCCGGCGGCGGTAGGCGCGGCCCACCGAGTGCTGGAGGTCGATCAGTTCGTCGTAGGTGGGCCCGGCGGCGGTGAGGTTCACCGTCGAATCCGTGGCCGCGGTGACGCACCCTCGAGGTTGGCTCGAGCCCGTCCCGGTCACCATGTGCTCCGCGGTGATCCGTCCGAGCCGCTCGCCGAACCGTTCGGAGAGGTAGTTCCCGAGGTTGAACGCGCCGTCCTGGAGGAGTTGGCGTTGCACCTTCACGATCTTGGAGGAGTAGGTGTACGCCCCGAAGACCACCCGGCCCATCACGACGTCCTGTTCGGCCGCCGCGTCACCCTCGGCGAGTAGCTCGCCCTTCTGGGTGGTGTCGTTCGAGGTGGGCCACGGGAGATCCGCTCCGGTGGACGTGCGGATCGTCTCGAGGTTCGTCTCGAGGACCCCGTTATAGTCCAGCATCGCGGTTTCGATGTTCCGTTGGAAGTCCTCGGGGATCATGTAACCCCCGAACGGCGATCCGCCGGAGGTCGTCCCCATGACGCGGAGTTCGCGGCCGATCGCCTGCTGGCCCTGCTCGCCGAGGTCCTCGATCGCCGAGAATCCCATCTCGAGCGCCGTCCGCTCCTCGTGGTTCAGGAGTCCGTGGCCGCCGCGGGACCACTTATCGAAGGCCCGCTTGTAGACCTTCACCCGCTGATCCGGCGAGTCCTTCCCCGCCAGCCGCGCCCGCTCGAGCCGCTGGCGCTCCTCGCGCTCCACGTCCCGCTTCTCGATCTGATCCTGTTTCTGGCGGCGGTCCGCCATCTTCAGGAGTAGATCCGCCTCCTCGTGGAGGGCTTCGAACTTGGCGTCTTCGTCGCCCGTGAGATCACGGGACTCGGATTCCGCCCGATCGAGGAGCGCCGAGGCTTCCGCCACGAGCCGCTCCCGCTTCTCCTGCATCTCCCGGATATTCATAGGTCCGGATCCTCCTGGCGGTCTCGATCGCCCGGCCTCGAGGGCCCCGCGGCGCCGAGTGTGCGCCCTAGTCTGCTGAACCGTGGCCGCCGTTGCGGCCGCGTCCCCGTGGGGACTCGATCCCGATTAACTCCGCGAGCCGTTGTTCCCGGCGGCGGAGTGCGAGCCGCGGCCGTTCGTCCGCCGCGGGCTCAAATCTTTTCAGCGCCCGGATCGCCACCGAGGTCTCCGGGTATGCCGGGAAAACCACCGGCCCGATCTCGTGGAGGTTGAGGGCTTTCACCGTGCGGAGGGCGATCCCCCCGGCCTTCCGCTCCCACGTGTCTCCCCCATCCGGCACGTCGAAGGTGAAGGAAGAACCCCGCACGTCCCGGCGCTTCACGAGTTCACGGAGATCCCTCCCGGCGGTGGTGTCCGGGATCTCCACCCGGTAGCGATACCCCTCCGCGTCCCTCGAGGTCTGGAGCGTCCCGCTCGAGGCGCGGCCGAGGAGGGCGCCGGTATCGTGGTTGAAGGTGGCCACGAGATCCCCCGGGGTGTCGATCGTCACCTCGGGATCGATCACCTCCACGAACCCGCCGAGGGGTTCCGAACGAGTCCCGAACACGATCCCCACCCCCTCGAGGTATCGGCCGTCTCCGGAGACCCGGACCTCCGCACCCTCGAGGC